TAATGAGGTCAAAGACTTCATTAGATCACGAGTCAAAGAAGCCAAATGGGCTAAGAGAGGCACCAAAACTATGAATAACCTAGATCCGCTTACTTGGTTGGCGATATTTCTATTATCCATGGCCGCGAGCTCCATGATATTCCTGATGTATCTTCTAGCGGGGCTGGGTTGATACAAGCCGTAAGAAATTTCTATGGGTGCGAGCTACGACGGCTGGCACCCTATACAAACAGCAAACCACACACTACCATGGCACAAACAAAAATCATAAGGGTTACCGTTGAAAACGTAGACGACAGCCTAGGGGGGCAGGTTCATCTCTGGTTCACTAGCGCTACGGAAGCGAACAAGGTATTCCGACAGATAAACCGAGGGAAGCACGAGCAGTTCGACGAAGACTCGGAAGCCGTCGAGCCCTACGTAATGGAAATCGACACGACCAAGCGAGGCATCGTCGAGTTCCTGAATGCATACTGTACCGAGGAGGGTCTATGAGATTCCAACCCGATCACGATCCCGATCCCGAGCGCACCAAGTACCGTCAGATATCGGGCTACGACGAGATGCCCGACGAGTACAAGCAGATGCATCTGGAAATCTACAATCAGGCGATGGTCATGGCCGACGGCGTGAGGGAGAGGGAGAAGCTCTCCAAGTCGGAATCTGTGTTGCATTACGCTGCCTTCCAAGGGGTGCAGATACAATCCCTGCAAGAGGAGATTAAGGTCATATACAAGGGCTTGAACGTCGTGGCTGACGAGCTCGAAACCAAACAAGACAAACTAGGCTAGAAACAATGGCGTCCCCCGAACAGCATCACGAACTCGGCCCCAGCACTCTCAAGTACGTTGAGATATGCCCGGGGTACCGATCGAGCAACGAGACCAACCCCTTCGCGGAGGAGGGTACGATGCTTCACTCGGCATGCGAGACGGGAAATATGGACGGGCTTAATGACGAACAACTTCGGTTGGTCACCGCCTGCTTGGACTATTTAGCTCCAATGGAGGCGGTGGCCGACAGTATAAACAAGGAACTTCGAGTGGTTATCCGCTATGACTAAATTACGACTACTGCTTACCGACCGCTCGATACTTGCGACCGGCTTGGTGGACAAGGGTGACTTGTACTACGTCACCACCGATTGGGATCGCAAGCTGATACCCCTATACGAATTTCGATGCGACAAAAACCTTACTGTATTTTTAAACGATGAGCTCTTCCGACATACCAAAGACTAGGCGAGAAATCCTAGAGGAGATGGGTGGCAAGATCTTCGGCACCGTCGATCGCGTCGTCATCAAAGATACTCACATGGATGTGGTCGATTTCAAGTTCGGCCGTGGTGAGATAGACCCCGCCGAGGTGAACATACAGGGGCAGGCTTACCTATTGGGGGGCTTGCAAAAGTTCCCTAAGGTCGAGACGGCTACCTTGCATTTCCTTATCCCACGTAGGGACGAGGTGTTGACTCATGAATACTCCCGTGCCGACGTCGAAACGATTAGGCTCAGGATAAAACTGATAGTAGAGAAGGCTATGGAGGAGCCCCAAGACCTTCGACCAAACACTGAGGGCTGTCGGTATTGTCGCGAGCGCTTAACTTGTCAGGCCTTGCACGACAAGATGCTACCCTTGGCTAAAAAGTATGCTCCGACGATGGAGGATTTCGAGATGACCCTGTGGCACAGCTACGATCCTGCGATGGTCGAAGACCCTCGGGTCTTGGGCCAGATGTTGAACGTAGCCCAGGTGGTCGATAAGTGGGCCACCTCGGCAAGGAAGCAGGCGATGAAGTTAGCCGAGGAGGACGGCAAGGAGATACCCGGCTACGATTTGCATTATCGCAACGCCTCCATGAAGATAGAAAACACACAGGACGCGTATGATGCGTTGTCCGATTTATTGACCCCTGAGGAATTTATGGACGCCTGTAGCATCACGGTAGCCAAGTTAGGTAAAGCGGTTTCCCATAAGTTGCCCCGTGGTGAAAAGAGTGGGGCCCGTGGTCAAGTGGAGCTAGCCTTGGAAGAAGCTGAGATCATACCTGCCGAAGAAGATCGGGATAGATCCGCTTTCCTCAAGAAGAACCCAAATCTTTAATCCGAGTGTATAACATTCGTAACACAAACAACAAACAAAACAAAACAATGGCAAAGAAATCATTAAGCAGTGTAACAGAATCCACCGAGACAACGGTCTTGGCCGAAGCTAGCGGAGACATCGTGGAGGGCTCGCCCACCGCTGTGTTGTCACCCGCCGTAGGTGGTGGCATAACAGGGGACTTGGATGCATCCGACATCTCGTTCCCTCGTCTGCAAATCGTGCAAGGTATGGGCAACCTTTCCGAGCACTTCAAGAAGGGTGAGATCGTATTGGACGGCGAGTCTTGCATTCATTCGGAAGGATCCGATCCCGTGGAATTCACGGTGGTCCGGATAGGTAAGATGTTCGAGGAGAACATTGACTGGGACGCCGGAGAAATTCCGCGCATCTTAAGCAAGGCCGACGCAGTAGCTGCTGGCGGTTCCTTCGAGTGGGGTCAGAACAGCGAACAGCCTGACTGGAAACCCATCGCGGATGCTTTGATCTGCATCAAGGGTGAGGACGAATCCGTATTCCCATTCGAGTACGGCGACAGCAATTACGCTTTCGCTTTGTGGAGGATCAAGGGCACGGCCTACAAACGGGCTGCGGTTCCCATCTTCACGGCGGCTCGCATGTATTACCGCGAGGGTCTCAATACCGGGACATTTCAACTGACCACGGACAAAGCCGTGTTCGGCGGGAAGACAGTGCATGTCCCGAAACTTCGCAGGGGCGAGAAAAACGACGCTGAGTTCATCGAGTGGCTCAAAGATTTCAGCTAGGGTGGTTCCTAGTAGTGTGATCAGATAGTGTGAAAATAGGGGGTGGCCGGTTATCCTTTTCCGGCTGCCCCCGCCTTTTACGATGAAAAAAACCGAAGCAGAAATTAAGCTAGGCCACGCCTACGACGCCTGCGCGATCGATTTCGAGACATGATCGAGTGGAATCTCTACAGACCCAGCTATTCGACTTTTACGATGAAAAAAACCGAAGCAGAAATTAAGCTAGGCCACGCCTACGACGCCTGCGCGATCGATTTCGAGACCTTCTATGGCAAGGATTACTCGATCGCGAAGATGAGCACATATCAATACGTGCATCATCCCGAATTCGATGCCTACATGGTAACGCTATTCAGCCCCGACCTAGAGTTCGTGGGCAACCCCGCCAACTTTGATTGGCACCGACTGGAAGGGGCTACATTGATTGCTCACAACGCATCCTTCGACCAACGAGTTTTCGAGAGGTTGCAGGACCTTGGAACGATACCCAAGATAAAAGTCAAGCGCTGGATATGCACAGCCGACATGGCGGTATATTTTCAATACCCTCGAAACCTGAAGGGGGCTTCCAAGGAAGTGCTTGGCGTGGAGATATCGAAGGAAGTTCGAGACGCCATGAAAGGCAAAACGTGGGATGACTTGGTGGCTACGGACATGGCCAAGGACGTCATGGAATACGCCCTTGACGACGCTCGCTACTGCTACCAACTGTATGATAAACTCTTCGCGGGCTGGCCACAGGTGGAGCAGGATGTATCCGAGATGACTCGGGACATGAGTTACTGCGGAATGCCGGGATCCGAGCCCAAGCTGGATGAGCGAGTAGAATCTCTACAGACCCAGCTATTCGATGCCAAGCAACGCTTGCCGTGGTACATGGAGATCGATCCCGACACCAAGAAATCTTATGCGGTATACTCGAAAAAAGCTTTGGCCTTGGAATGCCGCAAGGCTGGTATAGATCCGCCGAAATCTTTGGACAAGGCTAGCGCCGACTGGAAGGGTTGGGAAGCGGAGCATGGCGAGAAGGTGACGTACGCCGTGGACATGCAAAACGTTCAGCGAATCAACAAGCATTTACAGACCTTGCTCGGTATGCGGAATCGCCTGACCGACGAAGGTCGGATCAGTTACAACATGATGTATTGGGGTGCCGGCATAACAGGTAGGTTCAGCGGGTCGGGTGGGTACAACGTTCAGAACATGCCGCGAGGGCCTCAGTACGGCGTGGATTTACGCTCCTGCATCGAGGCACCCGACGGGTACACTTTACTGATAGTTGACTTAGCTCAAATAGAGGCTCGACTTACTGCATGGCTGGCCGAGGATTTTGAGTTCCTCGAGACCTTGGCTGACGGTATGAGTCCTTACGAGGCTCACGCTCGAATCACGATGGGCTGGACGGGTGGCGTATTGAAGGACGAGGATCCCGAGCTGTACATGCTAGCAAAGGTGCGTGTGTTGCAATTGGGCTACGGATCCGGATGGTTCAAATTTGCGGAGACCGTGAAGAATTACGGTCAGCAAAATTTGCTCGATCAGGATTTCTCGAAGAAGGCAGAAATCCGATTCAAGGAATTCGCGGGGTTGTATCAGCCGGGGAAGGCTACTGCATACCCCACGCTCTCGACCTTCGACCGTCGACAATGGGTCAACGCCTATCTGCAAGTGGACGATTTCCGACGGAAAAATCCGGGGATCACATCCAAGTGGAAGCATCATGATCGCTTGCTCAAGGGTAGCGTGGGTGAAACCTATTCGTTCGATTTGCCCAGTGGTCGTGAGATGAGATTCCACAGCATCAAGCAGGAGGCTGATGGTGTTACTGCCAAGGCTCAGCAAGGCTCTCCACGCCGTACCTATTTTTATGGTGCCAACATATTTCAGAACAGTGTCCAAGGCACAGCTCGAGATTTGTTTGCGTGGCAATTGGCCAAGCTGTCGAAGGATTATAAAATCGTTCTCCACGTTCACGATGAAGTGGTGATCGAGATCGAGGAGGATCGAGCCGAGGCTGGCTTGGCCGACGTAATAAAAACCATGTCCTCCGGGCCAGAGTGGATCTCCGAAGTACCGCTCGCCGCAGAGGGACAAATTAGCAAGGAGTATATCAAATGAGGGTGTTGGGACTTACTGGGCGCCGGGGATCCGGCAAATCGTCCGTGGCGAAAATCTTGGCGGATACATACGATTTCGAGATCATGAGTTTCGCGACTCCGATCAAGGACATGCTATCCGCGATGGGCATTCCCGACAAGTATCTGCATGACCCCGAATTCAAGGAAAAGCCCGTGCCGGGGTACGGGAAATCCGGACGGTTCATGATGCAAACTTTGGGGACCGATTGGGCTAGAAATTTGCTGGGTCAAGGGGTGTGGGCGCGGGCTGTCAAGGACAAGATCTCAAAGTTGAAAATAGATGTTGTTTTAGACGATGTTCGATTTGAAAACGAAGCTGCCATGATCCATGCTTACGGTGGAATGATTGTTCGTATCGATAGGCCCTACCAAAACACTACCGACGAACACAAATCCGAGCTCCAACTACCCGAGGAGCACGTCGACCACACCCTCCGCAACGTATCGCCTTTCGAGAGCGATTTAGAATATTTAGTAACCGATTTTATGGAGACAGAATACAATGGAACTTTTCACCATACCCAATCTCTCGGCGTCGCAGGTCAGTAAGCGGTGCCCTTGGGACCTCGACTTCGAGCTACCTGAATTTCGCTCGAGTAGCGAAATGAAACAGTGGGCAGCTAGGCCCTCGACCAAATACCTAGCATATTCGACCGGGGAAGGAGTAGATCCGCACCAACGAATTACGACTCAGAATCCCATGCGATTCCTGCACGGCGTGTGCGTTGACTGGGATGCTAAGTTTACAGATGACCAGTTCGAGGAAATCGTTCGTCGGTTAATCGACCACGAGTACCCCGTTAATTACATTAGTCGTAGCTACAGTGGCGGGATACATGCCGTATGGTTTTTCGATGTGCCTATCTTCATGCATGGGTCACAGTCGAATACTCGATTCCTAAAGCGGTTAGCCAAAGAGTTGAAGCTCGATGGTCGTGATGCTGTGGCTCGCGGGTTCGACATGGGCAATTTCGAGAAGCAACACTACCTGCTTCACGGTCACGATTGGCGTCCCGTCGACACCAAGGCGCGGATACCGACCGAACAGCTACATTACTGGCAGTACGAGACAAGCAAATCCGGCGACTTCACGAATCAAGGGCCTGTAATTCCATTGGCTGTGGCCTTCGAGGAGGTTCAGAAGGTTTGGCCTGACCATGAATGGCCGGGTGAGTTCGTCGAGGGCAGTCGAGGCCCGACCTTCTGGGATCCGGGAGGTCAGCACAAAACGGCAAATGCCGCAATCGTGCGGGATACCGGGATGCAGGTGTTCAACATGGCGAAAGGTTTTTATACATGGGCCGAGGTTCTCTCGCCTGCATTTGTCAGCCAGTATGAGGTGGGCAGGATCGGAGCCGCGATAGACGGCTATTGGTTCGACGGAAAAAACTATTTCATTGAGGACGGATCCGGTGGCTTTTTCAACGACACGAAAGAGGATGTTTTACTAGACCTACAATGCCGACACGCTCTCTCGGCTCGCCCCGGGAGGCATGAGAATGTCAGCGAATCCCGCCGAGCCATGCACATGATAAATACCTCGAAAAGGGTCGAGGCCGGAATCCCGTTCGCATTTACAAAATCCCAAATCGTAGTTCACGAAGGCCAGCGATATTTTAATACGGCTCGCGTGAAACCGCTGCAACCCGCCGACGGCAAGTTGAAGTGGGGCGAGGAGTTCCCGACTATTGCGAAATGGATGGAGACGATGCTTGGCGAGACCCAGTTAAAATACGAGCAGGCATGGCTAGCATACGCATATCAAAACGCTCTAGCTGGAAAACCGAAGCGCGGGCATGCGCATTTCTTATGCGGCCCCCCTAATTGCGGCAAAACACTGTATAACACTGTTATACTAGGCAAGCTTTTCGGGGGTGGGATCAAGGCTTCGGAATACCTGTGCGGGAAGAACGATTGGACGGATTACCTGTTCGAATTCGGTATGTGGCTCGTTGATGATGAGGCTCCCACCGAGAGTACATCGATGCACACGGCCTTCACGGGAAAACTCAAGGAGCATGTGGCAAATGACACATTCCTAATTACAGGTAAGTACAAGAAAAGCGGACGAGCCTTTTGGCGTGGCCGAATTTCGATTACCCTCAATGACGATCCCGTGTCCATGAGGATTCTGCCCGATCTGGATATGAGCATCAAGGACAAGCTCATGATTTTCCAATGCTCCGACGAATTCAAATTCGAGCGTTCGACGAAGGACACCGTCGAGGCTGAACTGCCTTCATTTGCACGCTGGCTGTTGGATTACAAGATTCCCGAAAAAATGACGGAAGTCAGGTTCGGGGTGAAGGCGTATATAAATCCCGTGCTCGAGGCGATGGCTCATTCCGATTCTCGGTACAGCCATATTTCAGAACTGCTCGGGATGTTCCGTTGCACCCTTCACGAGGATGCTTGGGAGGGTACCACGTCGGAACTGTTGGTGGTACTTAACGCTAATGAGCACTACCGAGTGCTTACGAGGGACATGAATCCTCGCCGATTGGGCTGGGGGTTGAATCATTTGTTTTCCAAAGGCGTGGGCTGGCTCACGAAACCGCGCTACCGCACGTGGAGGATAGACGGGGAATGAATTCAGCGTGAACTGCGTTGACCCCGGCGCTCTGTTCGAGCACATTTTTTTTGTGGAGGCGCTGAAGCGTGGCCTTGTGCCTTTTTTGCCAATGCCACCCCGGAGACCGCAGGACTGCATAATTATGAATGACGCCGGCACCATGTACAAAGTTCAAGTGAAGGGGACATCAACGCCCGTTCTGACCGGGACTGGGGGATCGAAGAGATTCAAGATCCAGCCGGTGCAGGGGCGTGACCAGAAAACGCCAATCGATTGCACCAAAGTGGACCTTGTGGTGGCGTATATTGAGCCCGAGGAAGCTATGTACATAATACCCTGCATGGAAATCGAACGGGTAAAATCCCTATGGTTCTACAGTCACAACCCCGACTCGAAAGCGAAATTCGAGCAGTACCGGGATCGCTGGGATTTGTTCAGGGCGTGAAAATGTTCTGATTGCGGATGCGAGTTCTCACGGCCTCCTCCGACACATTCAGAATTCTACCGATCGTGCCGGGGTGGTAGCCTTCGATGTAGCGAGCATAGATAAACCCCTCGTAAATTTGTAGCCTGCGATGGATGCGCTGTTGATCCCGACCGTTCAAATAGTTTTTGTCCGAGAGATCTCGATTCGTGAACGGGGGAGGCTCCGGGGTACCGAAGGCCTTCCGCACCTGCTCGGCGGTAAGGCCGAGCTTGGTAAGAACGGGGTCGGTCATAAAGTGATATGGATAGCGTCCAACTGTATCGCTCAACGCCGTCCAATCGTATCCTCGTGGTAGATATTGATATAGGGATCGGTCACAGAGTGATAGTAGCGCTGGTTGAATGCTTGGCGGGGAACTGAACCTCACCGTAGCTCCAAATTTTCGTTTCGTCGTCCTCGAACACTAGATTGATTTTTAGCTCGACCACAGCGGTCATTTCGTTTTCAAGTGCAGCCAATCTAATCTGCGGGAGCAGGTCGTCCGCGATACCTCTAGTCTGCCCGGCGATCGCATCCAGAACGTCTTTTTCTATACTACCCTGTTTCTCCAACCAATCTTTCATAATTATCCCCCCAGCAGTCACTAAGTCGATACAAACACCAATTTATAGCAAAATATCGCATACGAATACAGAACGCAAGTAGATAATAATCAGCAAGTTGCCCGGGTGGCGGAATTGGTAGACGCGCCGGATTTAGGATTACACCGATACCTACTAGATGTAGCGTGTTGAGGCTTAAACACTTGCGTTCATTAAAGTAAGAACAAATATGAACGCATGAAAACACACACCAAGAGTCACAAATCAGGTACAGCCCGCACAACTTCAGGAACCACCATCTACCGTCGCACTCCCAAGGGGGGTTGGATGTATAAAAAACAGGTGGGTGGGAGAGTTTATTATTTCCCCGTCGGTCTCGATAATAGAATGGCAAAGGATCTCGCCGACAAAATTCGGGGGGCTCTCATGATCTACCCGATCGAAAAAGTACAGGAGATGTACGCTACCAAAATGCTCGCGCGCACGAAGGCTCCTCCCCCGACCCTCGACCAAACGCTAAAGATCCTCGACCGAATTCAAAGGATCATGGGCTGGAGCGAAGGAACTGTTCGTGGGTACAAAGCATCCCTCGTTGCCGTAGTTCGAAAAGCCAAGGGGGTGTCCCGTGACAAAGTTCTGCATCTGCCTTGTTCGGTAATTACCCCGGCTCTATTGGCCGATTACAAGGATGTTCAGCTCGAAGGCATAACGGATCAGAAGGCGATCCAAAGTCGAAAGCGTACGATCAACGGGAATATAAGAGACGTTAAAGCGATATTCTCGGACAGAACCAAAACCCATTTCCGAGAATACGACATGAGTTTCGTCAAAGCTCTCCGTGAGGAAATCTATTACGGTGGGCTCAAGAAGCATTACAAGCTGCCTAAAAAAGAGTTGATAACCGATACTTTCAACCTAAGTGAAAGGCTGGAAGGTGACGAGCGAACCGTTCTGAAATTGGCTTTGCACTTCGGCCTTAGGCGAATGGAGATATTCCATTTGCGTAGGGATTGGTTCGATCTGTCGGGGGACAAGGCTCGATTGGATCTGGAAGCGGAGTTGGACTTCAGGCCGAAGGCTGGGCACGAGGGGATGACAATAGGGTCGAAATCGGTAGCCGTGGACATTTTGAATAAAGCGTCGGGCGACGATTATTTATTGGGGTATAGGATGGATGACGGTCGTATGTTGTTTGAGAAGCTCATTGCCAAATTGCGTGACATTGGCTGGACAAAAGAAGCTGGCCGACCCTCCCCTCTACATGAGATGCGGAAATTATTCGGTAGTTACGTAGCCACCTCCGAGAGCATTTACGTAGCTCAGAAATATCTGAGGCATGCCGATGCGAGCACCACGAACGAGAGTTACGCCGACGTGATCGTCGACAAAAAGGTTCTCGGGTTGTGGGCGGCTTAGAATGATTTGCCGACCAAGTGACCCACCGCGATATCCCGCAGATTCCAAGGGTGTTGATGGTGGGTCGCTACGAACATACGAATTCTAAATCGTCTACCGCGCACGTTCGTGAACACCTTCATGTGCTCCTCGAGCTCACCTTTGTACTGACCGCTGACCTTCCCGTCATCGCTTTCGACGTAAGCCCAGAGGTGTCCGAATGAGTGCTTGCGGAAAGAGAAGTCCAGCCTGTGGACTTGCTTTTCACTGTGTTCGTCTCCGAGGTGCATCCAAGCCGTCTCGGCGATAGCTAGGTAAGCGTCTTTGAAGAACAGGGGCTCCTGTATTAAAGAGGAACCTACATTCGATTCGCCGAAAGGTGTGGACACATAGCGTCCTCGGTAGCTGAAAGCCCCATCCGCATTGGCCACTAAGTAGTCAGATCCCGGTAAAGAGATCAAGTCCGTCCACGGGTTAACCACTGGCTCGAAGTTACCCTCCCTGAGGTCGGCTAAATTTGTAGTTTTGACGTCTCCGTTTTCTGTCACGCAAACCATGTCCGAAGTGTTTTTGACGGTGGTGAGTGCGGTCACGTTCTCATGAGCGAATGGGCCTGTGAGAGCGTTGGAGAGCTCGTCCACCACCCACCCTTTGAATCTCGGAGGTTTTGTCCAGCCTGCCCACTGCCTCCACTCCCCGCTTGCGTTAACATTACCCGGTGCCTGCTCGGCTGTGGGGGCTAACTCGTTGGCGTCTACATTACCGGGTGCTTGGTCGGCTGTGGGGGCGACGACGTTAACATTACCCGGTGCCTGCTCGGCTGTGGGGGCTAACTCGTTGGCGTCTACATTACCGGGTGCTTGGTCGGCTGTGGGGGCGACTTCAACGACATTGACATTACCCGGTGCCTGCTCCGCTATGGGGGCGACTTCAACGACATTGACATTACCCGGTGCCTGCTCCGCTATGGGGAGCCCTACGATAGGGGCTTGTACGGCAGCCCCTACTCCACCCGGTGCTTGTGCGGCTACGGGTGCCGCTAAAACGCCTACCCCTCCGGGTGCTTGCTCAGCGTTTGGGGGTTCCTCGGCTGCGCCCACTCCGGCGGGTGCCTGTTCGGCATTTGGAGGGGCCGCGTCAGCGGCTACCCCGCCAGGGGCTTGCTCGGCTAGAGGTGCCGCGTCAGCGGCTACCCCGCCAGGGGCTTGCTCGGCTAGAGGTGCCGCGTCAGCGGCTACCCCGCCAGGGGCTTGCTCGGCTAGGGGTGCTGCTTGAGCGGCCACCCCTCCGGGTGCTTGAGCGGCCAAGGGGAGTTGTACTACGGGTCCGGCTCCCTTTTCTACTGTCGCCGTCCCTCCATTAGCGCCTACCGCAGACCAGTCAGCGTCCGCTGGGCAATCGGTGGTAGCGTCCGTCCATACTACAGAGCCCCAGTCTAGCCTCCAACTTTCCTCGAAGCATACAGCCATATCGGTTAGGTCCACCCAGCCGAGATTGAGGTTCATTATGTCTGATAGTACGACGGTTATTTTCAGACCGTCCGGTATGGGATTCCACCCATTGGGAACTCCTTGACCGTTTCCTCCGGTATTCGTCCAAAACAGATCCGGGAGTTGGGCGAAGTAGCTCATGTTATTCCCGATGTCGATCATCAGGTTGTTCGCGTTCCACCCATCCGCTGCCCATACCCTACCAGCCCCATTATAAGAGTAATACCACTTGAAGTCGTTCGTGGTGAGATCGTAGTCAACCTCAAATGCGATGTCGTAGTTATTGAACGCCAGGTCAGTAAGACTGATGGTGCCCGTGGTAAGCGTCAGATTGTTCTGCGAGCAAATCGGGGATGAAGTCCACGTGATGTCCGTGCTATTTTCCAT